TATCCCGTGAAATTATTGTTGTGATTAGCGCCAGATAGAGCACTGAGCAGGCTACATTATAAACCAATGGGGGCTCGTACAGATACCACATAACCAAGCCGCCAATCTGAACCGGAATGAACAGCGTGCATATGAGCTGGGTAATCCGAAGATGGCGAGACACTGGCGATTGCAGGTGAATGATGAGCACGAACAGCGCATCAATCAGCGCAACAGACAGGTAATATCCGTAAGGGTCTAGCCATCCAGCGTAATCAATAGCCGACTGAGCGCAATAGGTGGCAGCCAATCCGGCCACCACCCACCACCGAGTGGCTACAGCGGCAACCAGAGTCGCAACCATCAGCCAATCGTTGACGCTCATCACGCCTCTCGCTCTTTGCCGTTACCACCGCCTCGTTGCATCTTTGAGAGTTTCTCCTCACGCTTCTTGGCTGCCGCAATTGCTTCTTCTTGCATTTTACGCTGCTTACCGTTACCGCCACCCATAGTCACTACCTCTTTTTGTTGATGATGATGAATTTTAACACAGGTTGTGGTAGTGTTTTCACTTGAGCCAATCAACATAGTGAGTGCAAGTGATGAAAAATGGATGCGACTACGAAACAATTCACAAGGGAAACTTCTGTAGCGAGGCAATCATTAACACTAAAATGGTTGAGTCAATTAGGCATAACGGACACTAAAATGGTTGAGTCAATTAGGCATAACGGAGAAGACGGAACATCAGTAATCACCATGGCTTCCGGTGATAAAATTGAGGTGGCGCATACGATATTTGATGCATACCTATTGGTTGGGTGGGACTTACACGGCAACAAGCCAGAGCGCAAAAAATGGTATAAGTTCTGGACACGCAGCTAACTATCATTGGAGAGAGTATGGACTACTACAGTCTGGCCATTGGGGCGGCGCTTATGGCTTACGCGCTAAGGGATGTTGGGGTGGTGCGTGATGGCATCAGGCTGATGGGGATTTGGTATCTCGTTCCATTCTTCTCAGTAATTGCTTGCTCGTTAGCCCTCATTTTTAACGGATTCTCGTCTTACTTTTGGGCTCCTTGAGTGGCATGTATCGCACAAAAAAGGCCGCATCAAGCGGCCTTCTTTATCCCCTGAGATTGCATCCATCTTTCTTCCTGCTTCTCCATCTTCTCGAATATCTTCTTGGCGAAGGCATTGCCATTTTCATCAACCACGGTCGGCACCTGAGAGCAGCGACAATTGATAGGGCTGCCGTTTTTGCTGTAGAACTCCGTTACCTCCGCTCGTGTGTAGAGGTTTCCGTGCCTATCAGCATGACTTCGGCGAGTGGTCGCCATTAGCGCGGACACCCAAAGCAGCTTCGTCACCAGCCCAAGCGATTCACTGGCGCGTTGAGATTCATCCATCACTGCGGAGCGGTAGGACACACCAAGCTCGGTTCGTGCGATGGTTGCCGCTCGGCTTGCGGCCTTCTTCTGGTCGCCTTCGGTGTCAACCAGGTATCCCTTTAGCTGTTGCGCGGCCCATCCCTTGCGCTATGGTGTCACCAAGTATCCGGCGCGTGGTGGTTATCAGGTCATCCGTGAAGCCTTCCATGCTGTTGAACGTGCGCGATGTTACGACTGCAATCCTGCGCTGATACTCTGGAGTAAACAGGACGGATTCGATGTTGCTGTAGGCGCTGGCGTAGACTGCTGATTGCACGGCCATGGACGATTGAGCATATGCCGCCCCCTGCTGGTATGCCTCGGCAGTGTAAGCCTGGAACCAGTTGTCGTACTGCTCGCCTCGCTGCATCATAATGCGCTGGATTATCTCGGCGATAGTCTCGTCAATGCGGCGCCGAAGCTGGAGGTAGTCTAGCTCGTAGATGTAAACCTTCTCGGCATTGAGCAGATAAGCGCGCAGGCCATTCACTGCAATCTCACGCGGCTGTAGCTGGTCAACAACTCTCTCCTGAATCTCGGCGTTGATTGCTCTCAGCCTGCGGCGGAAGTCAGCATAGGCTCGCTTCTCGCGGCCTTTCTGCTGGGTTGGGTCTAGAATGTTTGGACTGGGAAAGGCCAAGGTTAAATCCTCTGTGAAATTTTCTTCATTTTAGCATTGACCGGCAGACGGATAACTGTAATAGTATTGGCATCAACCAAGGAGATTGCATGAACCGCGAACGATTCGAGGAGCTAGCCAGGCTGAAAGGCATGGACGTCAAGTCGCCGGATTACATTCGTTAACCTTGAGGTTATTGAGGTTGGGGAGTACATCAGTCGCATGACTGAGGCGGCTTGGTGGGGATGGCAAGAGGCAACGAAGGAGATGGGGAATGATTGATATTGGCACTGATGAACTATACGAATTGGCATCTATTGCAAAAAGCGATCCTTATGGGCATCCACATGAACAGATACTTGATAATTTTGGCAACTTCCGATGCCTGATGACGCCAAGTCTAATTATGTGGCTAATCGACAGCCTGCGAGAAGCAGAGAGGGATGCTGCAAGGTATCGGTGGCTGATTGATAACTCCGGTTTCGGAATGAGGCAGAATGGAGTGTCATGGTCACTGCAATTTGATGGCCCAGCTCCAGAGCATAGCGGAAAGATTGGAGAATGCATTGACCAAGCAATGAAGGAGAAGGGCGATGAGTGAGAAAATGCTTGAATCTGATGGAGATGTAATCGCACTCATGAGGTCACTGCTGAGTTACGATAGCGAGTATGGAATTTTAACTTACAAGGAAAGGTCTCGCGATTATTTCGCCACAGGCAGAGCCTGCACTGTTTGGAATTCTAGGTTTGCTGGTACTGCCGTGGGTTGCGACAAAGGTGGATACCTTTATTTCAATCTACGAAATAAGGCGCACTCCGTGGCTAGAACTTGCTGGATTGTTCACCATGGAGAGATTCCAGACACCATAGACCACATAGATGGAAACACCAAAAACAACGCAATCTCAAACCTAAGGAATGTTGAATTTAAGGATAATGCAAAAAACCTAAAGACATATTCCAACAATAAATCTGGATGCGCTGGCGTTTATTGGCACAAGTCAATTGGAAAGTGGACTGCCAGCATAAGGGCAAGTGGAAAGCTAAACGCCATAATCAGCACCAATGATTTCTTTGAGGCGGTATGTGCAAGAAAGTCAGCAGAAAGAAGTCTTGGTTTTCACGAAAATCACGCTAGACGATGACAACACCACAAGCCATGATCGAAATCATGTACCTGCAAGCATATCGAGCAATGAAAGGAATTGAGTTATGAGCAAGATTTTCCCGAACTCACGACAGCGCCGGAAGGATGCCAGCGACATGGAGGCAATCAAGCGGCGTCAGGATGCGCGTAGATTCATCGAGAGGCAGCGAGAGCTGGAGGATTTAATTAAGGAGCTATCGCTTTGAAACCAACAATCGAAGGCTTGTTGATTCTGGCGCTTAGTGTGGCATGTGTGATTTTGGTGGTAGGGATAGAGTGGTGAGCGGAATGAAGATTAACGAAGGATATCTAGCGTTACTTGAAAAGCACATCAATGACGTGGTTTACGACAAAAAAGAAAATACGCTTGGCGATTGGATTGCCGATTATGGTGCGGTTGTCAGTGATGATATGAGGATTAGCTTTGGCAGCCACCTCTCACTGCAAATGATGCTGGAGCGAAGAGATAAAGAGGTGATTAGGTTTGTATTACAGCAACTAATCATCAAAGAGTGAAACAAAGCCCCTTTCGGGGCTTTTCTTATTGCTGCTCGATGCCATCTTCCGGCTGCCGATCCGGTGGAGGTAATTCCTCGAATCCATCCTCTGGCTCTGGTTCCATCCCTGACTCGGTGCGAATCTCTTGTGGTGTGTAGTACCGCTCACCAAGCCCGAGGCCCATCTGGTTGATCTCGGCCATCTTCTTGGCGTTGTCGAGTTTGTCGCCAGTTGACGGGTCGAGAAGGTCATCCCACACGGCAGACACCTCAGCGCCTTTGAAGCAGCCAATGTCAGACAGGTGTTTGAAGAAATCCTCAATGTCGTTATCGAGAACGTTAGCGCGGCGAGAGGCTGCAAGCCGGGCCATCACGTTACCGTTCTCCGAGCTGCTGCGCTCACCGGTCATGTGCCCGGTTAGTTCGGTAGCAGGGAAGCCACCAAGCGACGCGCAAGCCTCTTGCAAGCAGCAATCGAAGAACTCCTGAGGGTTCGGCATGGATACCGTCAGGGCGTTAACGTCCACGTCCTGAGTCACCATGAAGCTGTCGAACTGGCTATTCAGGTCTCGCCCCACAGCCTGGAATGCGTCGCTAATCTCTTGGACTTTCACTCCCATCATGCGGGCGATTTCATCCATTCGCGCCTCTTTCGAGAAGTTGGCCTGCAATTGGCGGGCTGCGTTCTTGAAGAAGCCCTCAGCTCCTGACTGGTTGATTTTCTCGATGGCGGTGAAGGCGTTGAAACCGCGAGCCAGCAGGTTGTTGCCGAATTCGCTGGTAGAGCCATCAGTGAACACATCTCCGAAGTACACCACCCGAGTCCAGTGGATATTCACCTCCTGCACCGGCTTGGTGTTCAGCGAGTTGTCATAGCTGACTATCTCCTGATAGGCCCATGCCTTCGGCTCGCCGTATCGCTCAGAGGTGCGATCCATCTCGGTGTCGGTTACGCGAAGCTGGCATTCCCACACTGGCATGTAGCCGACGATTTGGTCAGGCCTGACGTTGGTTGCCTCTTGGCTCCAATCCTTGCCATCAGCAACCCTCAGAATCAATGCGGCATAGTTGCCAACCATCCGCTTGGTATCCATGGCTCGAAATGCCCGCCACAGCTTGGTGCGCTTGCAGAACTTGCGCAGCTCCTTTTCGAGTGGCGTATCCACCTTGTTTTCTGCTGACGGCTCGCCTTCGACTATCTCTGGATATGACTCCCAGGTCTTACCGGCCAACTTGTCAATCGCACCACCAGCGACCCCGTTCCGGTCGTACATGTTTTTCTTGTGCTCGAACGTCAGCTCTGTTGGTAGCCCAAACACCCGATACAGCGAGCCATGCTTACTGTCAGAGCCCATCACCTGACTTACCCGCGCCATCCTGATTCGCTCCAGCGCACTCTGGCACTGGTTCACGATAATCTCTGCTCTTGATTGTTCCATCTGTCACCCCACTGATTGATGCATGAATTTTACCATAGAGGGGTTGTAAT